TGCATTACCTCCGTTTGGTATGCATATAGTATGGCACAGCTCAGCGCATAAGTCAACACGTGGTAGACAGTACGTTAACTGGCGCAACAGATGTTGTGCAATATTTACACGTATCCGTGTACCACGTTAAATATTATTTAGCAGTGCAATCGCTCGCGCTACGCGCTCGCTCGGTGCGCGCCATGTTATCACTTAGTGACAGGATTACGGAAGCGAGCGAAGCGAGCGGCAGGATTGCACTGATGAGTATATTTTATACCCCTATGGGGGTAATATTTGTAATACTTATATGATATAAGGGTTCACAAATTTCTGTCATTTTTTAGCACCTTTTGCTCGTTAGCGTAAGGTTCCGACATAATAAAGGAGGTATAATCAGTAAAATACTGTGGAAAGTAAGACCAAACGGGTAAACACTGTGTAATATTATAATAATTGGAGGTACACATTGTAATAAACAGTGCTAAGCAGTTAATTGCTTGAGTTATTGAGACTATCATTAAACATTGCTTTATAAACAATAGGGAATTGGTTATAGATGATAGATTTAACGTTATCTGCTATAAGTTTGTGTTCATATTGGGTACCATTAGCACATCTAAGGTCAGTATAGTGCAACCATGAGCGTAAGGTACCGTTCATATAGAGTTTAGTAGGAGTTGAGAGGGGTAATACGTCTCTTGCACACTCTTTAGCAACACCATGATCTAACATATCTGTATATAAGTCAAGAGATTGTTTATATAACTCTTGAGTACGCATTTCAAACTGTTGTTGAAGGAAAGGATCTAGATCATCAATACTATTCTGTCTATTCTTAGTATCTTGTCTGCGTAGGTTAGGCAGTTGGGGAGTATTAACGACTTGAGCGTAGCGTTGGGAGAACTCTTGAAAGGAGAAGGAACGGTGACGTAGTATTTGACTAGCAACACTTCGGGTTGTGTCAATCTGTACACACATATTAACCATTTCAAAGGGTGACCAATGCTTATGTTTAATTAGATACTTAATAAGACCTGTATAATCATCATTATCTTGATTAGCTGGGTTAGATACTCTAGCCATATAAGCTATTAATGATTCAGCATTGGGTGTTACGTGAACGAGTGCTACGTTATGCATACAGTAGTATAAGTTGTGATGGGATTAATAAAGAGTGGTATTAGAAAGAATAATAGATGCTCCAAGATTCAGTAGTATTAAAGGGAGGAATGAGAGCTTGTCTCGAATTCCTCCTTTGAGCAGTCGGGTCCACCCTTCCCTTCTGCCTATAGATCAGGGGTTAAGCTAAACCCAGGTAGGGACTGAGTTTTTAGAGTTACCTTTAGCTTGTTGTCTTTGTGTTAAATTCATACCTAAAACTAGGTGATTAGCAGAAGATTGTGGGTCGTCAAAGAACTCTTCTAACATAGCATTCCACTCTGTACGTTTACGATCTTTGATAGCTTCTAGGGCAGAGATACCCATAGCATCTGTATAATATTTAACACCTTGAGATAGAGCGTCTAATCTATCATCATGTCTAATTGCACCTTTTTCACGACACATCCTAGACATTTGATAGAATAACATGTAAAGTAGTCGTTCTTCTGGTGCAGCATCTGGATTAGACTTAAAGTCTTTTTCAATTACGGAACGGTCAATAACGAGTCGATGTTGATTGAGGATGGGTTCAAGGGAATCGATAATTCGATCTTCTTTTCTAACATTTGCTCTGACTTCTTCAATATCAATTCCTTGCTTTGTTTGTTGAAGATGTTTGCGGAACAACTCGCTAACAATACCGTCACCAAAATTAGTTTCAATGAGTAACTTAGATACGCCATACTTTTTACAACCTTTTAAAATATCAAGTAATGTTTGGTCTGAATATCCGTCTCTGTAAGCACGCATGTCGTGCAAGTACAGGAAACCGTTCCGTTGGGAGATAAAAGCTGCAGCTGTTTCATCCGTTCCACGGCCCGACGGGTCAACCGAGCATATTGTTTCTTGGTAAACATCCCATTCTCCTTGGAGTTGCATTGGAGAGTAGAAATAATCTCCAGGTAGACCAACCGTTGGGAGGTCTTTGATGACATTCTGTGGATCGGAGCACCAAACGACGGATTCTGGAGCAGTAGTGGGGTTAACAGAAGTGACAATAAGGTCAGCACATTTGAGAGGGAATTTTTCTGCATCAGATAAGCTCGTGTCTAACATAAATTGCAACATAAAGTTGCTACGACCCATTGACGCTTCACGTTCAATCAGGTCATCATTATCAAATCTATCATCTGTTACTTCCCATTTCTTAGCACCTTTATCGATGTCTTCGATAAGTTGTGGTGCTAAGAGACCTTCATATTGACTAACTTTACGAGGGTATCTAGCAGGCCAAACGAATGGTTTGTAAGAACGTTCTGCTAGTTTACGATATACCGTAAAGGTAGTCTGTGGTGTCCCTAGAAACATAATACGACTATCTGGTTTAGGAGTAAGGATTGATTCAGCTTCTGTACATAATTGTAAAAGTTTCTCCCTCATAAATTCCGTCATGCTATTGCCGGGAACTTCTATATCGTCAAGAATCATTAAGTCAGCGCGAGAACCGGTCAGTTGGCCTGTAATTCCGACAGACTTAACAGAAGGTGCTTGGTGAGGAGAACAAGCTACATCAAAGGAGATACGAGACCAACGAGAGTCATCACCTTTAGGTTGTAGATGTTTAAGCCATGGTGTTTCAATAATCAGCTTTTGTAAGAAGATAGACATGTTATCTGCACGTTCTTTAGATGCAGAAATAATCATTATCTTTTTTTCAGCGTTATTGAAAAGTGTCCACAGAACAAAGGCTCCTGTAATCCAGCTCTTTCCCACTCCACGAAAAGCTTGTATTTGAAGACGTTTAGGTCCATGCTGAAGATAGTCTGCGATTGCATATTGTGCACGTGTAGGATTTGGTAGGTCGAGTTCATTCCATAAAGCCTGTAAGAATAGCTTAAAATCGTCTTTAAGGAGGTCTAAAGTGTTCATAGGTACAATCTAGCGTAGAGTAGGTGGAAGGGTGGTTAGAGGGGCTTCTAGGTGCCAGCTTTATTAAGTTTAGAAACTAAATCATCAAAGACTTTACTTTGTTTAGGTGTAAGAGTCTGTCGATGTTGTGTTAAAACTTGATTAAGACGTTTAAGTGACAATTCTTTTTGAGGAATTAAATATTCAACAGCAAATGTAGCATATTTCTCCATAAGTTCATCCATATTTTTAGGATTACCTATAATTTCTTCTACTCTTGGAGTAAGAATCTCAATGTCTGCCCCACTTTTTTTCATAAATGAATGGACAGCCATTGGAACATCAGCAGGTGTTCTAGCATCTCTTGGGATATGAGCAAACCCAGGCATATCAATTATACCGGATTTAACATTACCCATACCGCTTCCGGTCAACATTCTATGAAATTCAAAGAACGCAACAACATCGTCATCATCACCAAGTTTAAGTGATTTTTGGACCCAAGGACTTGTCATAGCTTTTGCTGCAGCATGGTGCTGATGTGCAGGTAAAGTTGGATCAATTGGATCCCTTTGTACTTGACTTTTTACTGTAAAAATATCAGGATCATCTACAGTTCCTAATGTAGAATAATTAGCGTCTTCTCTTTTTTTTAGTTTTGCTAAACGGTTTTTAAATTGTTTTTCATTAATAACACCAGTATCAAATTGTTCTTGATACAGTTTACGTTTAACAATACCGTCTGATTCAAGACGCCTAAGTTTTTGAACACCAGCTTTATAAAGTTGAGATTGACCTACACCTTGTTCAATACCTTTTGCTAAAAATTTAGGGTTTTGTACAGTTAATCCTAACACTGCAGCACCACCTTTTGAAATTAACCCAACTTCAGCCATTCCTGGAATAAAATAACTAGCTGCTAAAGCAACTCCACCAGCAATCGGTTCAGAAATGGATTTAAGTGGTGTTTTTTTGACAAAAGTTTCAGTACCACTAGCTACTTGCTCTAAATACTTTGATTCAGATTGAGTCCATCCAGTTGTTAGTTCACCAACTGCTTGAATAGGATTAAGTGTGTTTGTCAGAGGTGACGGTGCCTCAGCTTCTTCTTTAATACCCCGACGGACACCAGTAAAAAATTGAGGAATTGTTTTTTGGTAAAAACGTGCAACGCCACCAAGATAATTAACAACCCCGTTAAATGCATCACCAGCTGTAGGTGTATAATTATAATTTAAACCAAGGGGGTTACCTTCTTCATTCATTAGTTAATATACTCCATAATTAATTGTTCACGGAGTTTATTAACTCCAAATGTTTGTCTCATATATGAAAGCCAGTTGTTACTTCCTTTACCCTGATTACACTGTATGCAGGCGGGGACCAAGTTTTTAAAATCATTCCCACCGCGACAGCGAGGGTGTACATGATCAAGTGTAAGTTCATTAATGTCATAAGTTTCTCCGCAATAAACACATGTACAGTCAAAATGCTCTTTGATACTGCGCCTCCAAAGGCGCTTTGCTTCAGAGGATGTCATGGTTATTAGGTTGTATAAATAATGGTCAGGGGTTGGAAGTAGTGGTGTCATGCGCGTCCTTTACGTGCTCTATTTTTTGATGCTGCTTCGAGGAATGTCTTGCCATTTTTTTTATGGGATACATCCTTGCCATCACCGTTGCCATAAGTGCCACGTTTACGGTTCTCTTGATTTAAAGCCGATCGTTTTGCGATTTGTAATTTGGAACCATCATACTTTTTCTGGTATGATTTATAGTTACCATTAGCAAATTTAGGACCGCTGTATTTAGAGCTTCGAGCCATATAGCCTCCGTTGGACTAGTTCTGGGTCAACAGTTGGCATAATATTAGCCAGTTTATCTAGTGAGTTACCTTCAAAGGCGACACCACTGATGTCATTTTTTGATAACCAATCACAAGCTGCTTTTAAATCTTGTGTAGTTGCCTCACCAGATTTAACACGATTTAAAAACTCAGTAGTAACTAAATTGTGTAGCTCATTAAATTGTTCTTCACTCGCTTTGTTTTTTGACATTAGCTTTCTTGGCTCGTGTTTTCTTTACTACGGGTGCTTCGATTGCATACCATGTTTCACCTGGTTCATGCACAAGGTGTGACTCTGCACGAACTGCCTGCTCAGCAGTTTCATAACTACCAAGCACTTTATTTGTGCGAAGATCTACTACGTTATAAGTCATTGTTGATTGTTTCTAAGGACAATTTGGTCTAGTTTGTTTTCAATACGCACCATATGATCTTCCATACGTTTAACCATTGTGGATAGATCAGCTTTAGATACATAGTCCTGAGCCACACTAAGTTCAATAGTGTCGATACGTCTGTCAAGACCACTAATGCGATCATGTACATTGTTTATTCTGTTGTGTAATCTATTATTCAGTGCAGCACCACCTGCGACAAGCGCTATAACTGCACTAACGAGTGCTTCCATTATTTATAGAGACAATTGGTACCACGTCATGACATAACATTTCGACTCGACTGCCAGGTCTAAACATAAACCCTGCCTTCATAATCTCAGTACATTTAAGAGCACGAACAAGTTCGTAGTCAAGACGCATTTTTTGTTCGTGTTTTCTGGCGATACTTTTACAGGTTTCTACCATGCCACCATCTAGTGGTACTGAGAAGTTTAACTGTACGCCGAAGTTATTGCTTCGTACATACCCTGTGTGATCGAAAGGAATAGTATCATTGCCCATATAAAAGGGCGAGAATTGCATGGTTGTTCCATTACAACTATTGTTTGCTGCAAAATATTGACGAGACGGTGCTCCATTATTTTGAAATTGCACCGCCTGATTAGTTACATTACCTGTTGCAGCAGCTACAGGATTAGATGTATTTTGTACTTGTGGTTCTTCGTTAGCGTAAGCAGGGCTTACTGTGAGAAGACCGATAAGGAAGTAGTAGTAGAAACTTGTTGGATGGTTTCTGTTACTAAGCTGTCTTCGATCAGACCTGCTGCTCTTGTTACAATCTCTAGTTGAAATTGATCGCCAGCAGTGTGGACTGAATATGTTGTAGCGGTGTCTGCGATGTCTCCGCTCGGTGTTACGTTTGTTCCAGACCATGATGAATAATCACCACCATAAACGTTTGTAGCAATGGTTCGGTCAATATCAATGGTGGTAGTTGTTGTTGACTGCATTGAACCTTGCGTGAAGTTAGGGGTTACTTGAGCAGATACTGGAGCCGCAATAAAAAGAAGTAGAAGTAATTTCTTCATTTGTTTTTTTCTCTTGAAATAGAAAAGGTTGCTAGAGTTCCGCTAAGAATAGAAGCGACATATGTAGGATCCATCTTCTCCATCCATCCTGCATAACTTGCAGTTAAGAGTCCGGCTGACCAGACAAGGACGATGAATTTGATGATCCCGCCTTTTTTCTCATCTTGTTCCATGCTTGCTTAAATATGGGTTTCATAAGCATCACTAGATATTTAAACAGTGATGTAGCAGCAAGGGTGGCAGCTACAGAGATAAACGCTGTAGTTGCTGCTGTAGTCATGATTGTAGTTGTAGGCATTGGGACTTCAATGTCCGTAAATGGTATTTCTACAATTTGAGCTTCAGGTGGGATATTAGGTTTAGATGTCGTTGGATTTGTTGTATGGTTGTCTGTACTCTCTGGGGGAGGATCTGTATTAATACCCTTAATACCTTCGGGTGGTCTAAGTGTATTAGGAGGCACTACAAGCGGCTTATACGAGGGTATATCAGCCTGTGGTACCTCCAGTATAGGTATAGGTAATAAGGGCGCTTCAGGAAGCATTAGAGAGGGTAATTGAGGGGGATTAACCCACTCCATTACTCAGCACCAAACAATCCACGTTCAATAAAATCAACTGCTTGATCATCTACAGTGTTGTCTGTTGTAGAAGCCAACTTCCGCAGCAGGTCAACAATCAAT